AGTTTCTCCAGTGCTCCCCGTTGCTCCGGTATACCCTGTGCCCCCTGTTGCTCCTGGTGGAGAAGCATCATAAACCTTCAAGTCTCCTAAGACATATAAATAGTTAGGGTTCTCCTCGGAATTAGAATTCGGAGGAGCTTGCATTTTTGTGAAACCGTATTTGAAATCAGAGCCAGCAGAAAAAGAAACGGGACCAGTAACAAGCCCAAGATTAGTACCGTATTCAAAATCTTGAAACAGATCACCCAGTGAAGCTTTCGAACCAGAAACTGAAGGCATTGGGGAATTCGGAGTCCAAGTCGCTTGTGCAGCTAAACAGGCCGCTTCGTTATCATGCGCTGGAACACTACAAACGCCTTCTGAAGGAATGTATCTACCTTCTTGAGTTTGACTGGAAAATATAGCAAACCTTAAATGAGCAGCGTCTTGATAAAAATTAGTTGGAGAGTTAAGTACTGTAGTAACATTTAACTCGTCATAGTCAAACGTGTAAGAGTGCCCCCTGATTATTGTTAGGGTTGGGTTTATTCCACCCAAGTCCTCGACGGTGAGATAAGGGAATGTTTCTCCGCTGTAAAGTCCGGTTATTTGTTGAAAATTGTAAATTAAACCGCCAATTTTGCCTTCTGGTCCCGTTTCTCCCGTAGCACCACTAGGGAGCAAAAGAGGAACGCCAGTTGTGGCTCCCGTACCCGTTCCATATATCCACGCCAAATACTCGTTGTTGTCGCCAGAAAGAAGGTGACCAGAAACAGAAACGCCAGTAGGGCCAGTATATCCTATTGGGCCAACTGGCCCTGTCTCCCCAGTCATTCCTGATGCTCCCGCTGGACCAGTGGGACCAGTCAAACCTACTGGTCCGGGAGGAGACGTAACGTCAATTGTAAGAGGTTCGCCGTCAATAAGAAGGGAGTTTCCACTGATTTCTACGTGCTTGTAGGAGTTAGCACCATCGTGAAAATAGATACCCCCATCGACATCGCCAGAAGCTATATAGAGTTTTCTGAAGCTGTAAGCAGATGAGCCTAAATCGTATGTTTCGTCTTCCTTGGGTAAAAGATGTCCCGAAGCGACAACATCTCCACCGAAATAAACGGTTGGTGCGCCCGATACGACATCCAACACGTAACCAGAAATATCTGGTTGATAAATTTGCTTAAGCCTAATGTAATTGTCAGCCATACCTTTTACCGAGTTTTTATTTTAAATTTATTTTAAATTACACTAATTAGTCAATCATGATAGGAGAAAAAGTGCTACTTTTCGAAATATCTTCAGTATTCATCATGTCGAAGTAAGACTTAGTAGCCCAAACCCCCAGCATCAAAGTGGTGTAATTATCTTTTCTTGCCCTAGTTGCGGATGAGCTTTTCTTCAAATGTAGGGGTAAATCAAAGGTTTGTGTTCCTCTAGCGGTAGACTTAACCTCTACTAAAGCGCACTGTTTTTTAGTTTGATAGATTAAGTCGTCTTGCATTTCCATTAAATCTAAAACGGTTTCAGAGTGTAGTAGCTCCTTGTCTACAGTAACCGAAATAGACTCGTCAAAAGCTGAGTTGTTTGCGGTAACCCTCGAAGCGAACCATACTTTCTTATAATCGATAGAAGCCTTTAGGTGTTCGTTAGCTTTTCTTATAAAACCGCTCGTAAATACTTGTTTTATGCATTTTTTTCCTGACTCTTTATTGTAATGGTACCTCGCCTTCTTTAGCATTTGTCTGTAATCTAAGTCTTCAGCATCTGAATTAAAATCAAAAAAACTTAATTTTATTTTATCTTCTTTAAAGTATTTACTTTCATTTGCACTGTCAATAAATTGATAGCCAGCATTATCTATCATGATCATCTCTAAATTAAAAAATTTATTTAAATAATAAAAATATTTAATATGATCTTTTAGGTGTCCTCCAGCCACAGCGTACCCATGCACTAATACACATTGTCTTTTTTCTTCATCTAGCTCCATTACCGACATGGCGAAGTAATCAGAGCTAGGGGAATCAGAAAAACTAGGGTCAATTGCTAATATATACTTTTTATTTGATTTTCCCTTGATTTGCGTTGTGGGAGATTCTCCGTCTGGAATTGTGCACTCGTGCATTTTTTTCGCGCTAAAATAAGAATCGGAACCATCAGTGAATTGAGCGCAATATTCTCGCTGAAAACTCGAATGACTTTGCCCTCCATCCTTAGCTTCCTCGATAATAGTTTCGTCAATCATATGGTTTGGGAGAGACTCATATCCCATTTGGGATATAAAATAAGTAGAGTCTGCGTTATCGTCTTCTTTGTAAATCTTACTTGTCCATTCTTGGTAAGTCTTATATAGGTTTTCAAAAGTATAACTAGCTGAAGAAAGGGCGACCATTTTAGAGTTATCTTTAAATACCATCCTTTCCTCCTCTTTCATTCTCCCTTCTTTAATTAGTTTATCTTCTATTTCTCTAACTTCTAAACGTTCCTTTATGTCTTGCGGTGCTACCAAAAACGGCATCAAAACAGTTTTAATAATTTCCTCAGGAAGAAGCAGGTACTCATCTAAAACTAAAACGTTAGCGCGAAAACCACGAATTTTTTCACCAGACAAGGGGATAGCTGTGATAGACCCTCCGTTAATTAACCATTCGTATTGATCGTTACGTTTTGATTTGCTCCAAACACCTGTTGCAAAAGCTCTGCCCCTTTACCGTTATGAATGCTTTCTATATTGTTGAAGACGAAGCGAGCGGTACGAAAAGTGGGGCCAGCAACTAAAATTTTAGTTTTAGGCTCAAAAATAGTTTGTAAAAGACAAAAGACAGAGGCTATAAAAGTCTTGCCGCAACCACGACCCCACACACACATACTAAAGTTTCTATTCAGCATCGCACGGAGAGTCACCTCTTGGAATGGAGCGAGCTTTATTCCCGTAAGCAACTCTGTAGTGAAGTGAAGGTTGTGGCGAAGGAATTTAGCGAGAGAAATTTGAGCTTCCTCATCTCCTAGTTCGCCCTGAAGCCTAAGGAAGTCCTTGTTAAGGTCTTCTGCTCCGCTTTTGTATTTTTCAGGACAAAAAAACATTTTAAAGCTTCTTCGTGTCGTAAGCTAGTTGAAGGTCTACTTGCCTATAATAACAGTTCGAAAAGAAAATTCTTTTGATAATTCTAGAGGACTCCTCCCTGTCTTTAACAAACAAAAACTGTATGTGAGGATATTTTTGAATCAATTCTCTAACATTTCTAAATATAAACTCCGGCGTTACTCTTATTTTTTTTGAGATGTAAGGTAGATACCGAAAAGAAAGCGCATTGTTAAGCGTATCTTCCACAAGTATAACTAAATAAGCGTCTAACTCTTTCGCTCTCAAGATTTCCCTTTCGAACCTGTCAAAATGTTTGACGCTTAAAGTGGAAATAAAATCAGATAATGACTTTCTTTCTATATAGCAGTCACAAGTAATATCCGAATCGCTTAAACTGTAGTCGCCAATCTTTAGACCTTTGAGCTCAGTGGGCCAGTCCAACTCTAAGGGCAGTTGCTCTCTGGTGTCAACGTATATTTTATAGTCATCCTTGCTATAAGCTGCGCCCGTGACAAATTCTCCAGCGGTTCGGTATTTGTTTTTGAATTTTAATTTTTCGCAAAGCTGATAATAGTCTCCAAATAAAAGATCGTAATAATGAACAGGCGGGAGCATCAACGTTCTCAGTTCGACCTGTGTTGGAGCGTAAACAAGGTTCTTAGCGATTTTTCTCGCTTTAAGGAGGTCTATGCAGTACTTTTTAGAATCTTCTTCAGGAGCCTCTTTAAGCCATCTTTTTAAATTCGTGCGAGAATTAAAGTCGCTGGAAAAATATTGCTTTTTGTTTTTAAATTTTATAAGCTTACCGTCATACATGTCACGCCTTGGGTGACATTGTTGATAATATTCAGCCATACGAAGCTTGTGAGCCTTCAAGTGCTTATGAAGGCTCGTATCGTTGCTAAACTCTTTTTCGCATATCTGGCAAATAGATTTATCCATTCATAGCTTCATCCTTGTCTATTCCCAAAATTCGACATTTTAATTCGTCCATGGAAGAAAGAGCTTCAACCTCTTCTCCAAGGGACTCTTTTTGCATTTCAGCTAAACGGATCATCTTATTCCTAGTTTCTTGGCTTTTCCAAGCTTCTACCAAATTAAGTACACTTGCGTTTTGGTTGATTTTTTTACCTAGCTTGTCGCTACGTTTTTGTTTCAGGTCTCCTAAGAGTTTATGTTGTCTATTAACGCATTGGTTGTATTCATTTTGGGCCGTATTAATAGCCTCAACTAGGGACATTGAAATGCGTGCTCCTTCCGTATCGTTTGCTGTATCGTCAAGGAGTTGCTGTAAACGCTCTACTCTACGTTGGATGTTAGAAGAAATAACTACCTCACCAGACAAAACAATATATTGGTCAACCTCCTCTTGGGTCAGATCATTCTTGTCGTAAGTGTAACGGACGAATGAGCTTTCAAATAGCTCTCTGGCGGTTTCGTTTTCATAACTATTAATTTGGTGGATAAATCTAAAAGTACTCAAGTAGCCGATTAAAGAGGCTATGTCTTTTTTTTGTTTGGCAGTAATTTTAGTTTTGTCAATGCCGTTAAGAACGTATCCGTTTATCTTATGTAAGGTTTTATCAAACGTTTTGGGAGGCTTATACTCTTCTGTCGAGGTTTGTTGGCTTTCGTTATACGGAACAATGCTGGGGTCAACAGTTTTTATAAAATCGTTAATTGTTCTGGCTTCTTGACTTACGTGAGACAAGTCGGGATTTGCAAAAATAACACGAGCAATTTCGTACCCTTTCATTGTCGTTACGTTGTTGATAATGTATTCTTGTTGCTCTTCTGTAAGTTCTATTTTTTCTTTTGGAACGTAATTGTGAAGGCTTCTGGGGGAAATTTCTTTGCTAGTTAAAAACGCTCTAACGGCCCTTCCTTCCTTTGTTCTGCCGTTGGCTTTTTCTAGGTCTGGAAATGCAATTTTTATTAATTCGTTTAATGAGGGTGGCCCCTCAGGATGATCTATAGCCCTACTGTTCCACTCTTCTAGAATCAGCTTTTGTTGTTCGACGGATATAGTTATTCCGCTGTGAGAAAATGAATTGTTTGAATTTTTCATGCTATAAATCTAATTCGCCTTTTTCAATCAACTTTTTAACTTTGGAAATTATATTTTTTTTGATGTTTTGAATTTGTTTGTAGCCGGGACTTCTTTTCTTTTCGTTTGTTTTGAATCCAAGCTTTTTAGCTACATCAAGATCATCTTTATCTTTTATAAATAACGATTCGAAAACTAGCATTTCGGTAGGTTTTAGGATTTCTTTCATTTTTTTTCTTAACTTTTTTATTTTAGTTTCATAATCCACAAAATCCTCATGAATGGACCAAACCTCTTGTTGGTGATTTTCTAAAGCTAATGGAATCTTCAAATTGTAAGCGGACTGCTTTCTCTTTTCCCAATAAGCGTAAAGGGGGCATTCGCTCGATTGTGTGGAATATATTCTGCACGAGTTAGAATCTTCTGCTGCGGCACATCTTAAACAGGGGCGACTGTAATTAGTGTAGTTGTTCCGAATTATATTTTTAAGCTGATTAGTTATGACTCTATTGAGCCATGGCCGCAAAGATTTTTGGGGATCATACTGGTTCCATTTTTCATATATATGGATACGAATTATTTGAGATACATCATCATAATCTATCCAAGATAAAGAAGAGAGGCTCCACTTACTTCTCCTTTTGGCGATTTCCT